AGGCTATATAGCATACGCTCATGTTCGGGGCGGTATTCTACCATAACCTCAGTTAATTCATAGTTCATATCCGTTTTTACACGGAGGGCTGCATCTTCCTTATCCTTAGTGGCCTCACCGAGAATCTTAGTCTTTACAGGGCCAGCAGCGGGGAATGTCTCGCTCATAGCTTCGGCTTGGAAACGGATAGCGGCTTCCGCCAAAATGTTGCTATATACGCCACAAGAGTTTTCCCAAGGCTCAGTACGCTCTTCGTAGTTGAAGCCTATGACATCGAGACCCTTCACGTAGCTATCAGCCCAGTCACGGCGGGCAGACATATCCCCTTCTATAGCCTCACACAGGTCACCAGAAATTTCCTGTAGCTGTTTGTCATCGAGATACTCAGCGAGGTTTGCGTCGAATGGCGCCATGTCCGCGTCTTCAACTTCTTCACCAAAGCTAATCTCAACGCTGCCGTCTTCAAGCTCTACCATCACGGGCAGGTCGCCTTCAGTAACAACATCAATGCCAACCATAGCTTCAGGGGCCATCTCTTCGCCCATCAACTCTCCGTCAATGCCTTCAGGCATTCCGTACAAACCTTTCTCAATAGCCATCTAAATATCCTCTTGGCCCCACTTCCCTATCGGGCACTGGGCTTTTGTAAAAAACACTTTAATAGGCATTATGCACCCGCATTTCTTACACTGGTTAATTTTCTGCCTGAACTCTGGACACTCCGCGCACACGTTTAGTCTTCTGCCCGCCATCTGTTTAACTTCAGGCGAAAACAAACGGAAATTCTTTCTTATCCAACTCTCGGACTTAGGGTCTATCTTATCCATTAGTAATACCCACTCCGGCGGCGGTACATAGGATCATCCTCCTCTTCGTCTGAAGGTAACCTTATGAATCCACCTTTCCTGAACCGCATCATTGCTAGAGACACGGAGTCCACATAGTCATCATGCTCGCCTGCGGGAAAGCTAGCAACCTCATCAATTACTTCTTCCGCCCACTGTGTGTTAGGCGCCCAGACCATCCCCGAAGCGAACAGGTCTGATACCGCATTCAATCTGCTTATCTTGTCATTACCCCGCGTCGGAGTGTACTCCTGTACCGGGATGCCCATCGCCCTAAGCTCATAGATCAGAGGCGATCCTGATGCCTTCTTCTCGACAATCAGCGCGTCTGGCTCCCAGCCGTAGTACTGATCTACCGCCGTCTTCTTCAGCGTCGGGAACTCCATCCGCTCCCTGTACGCGTTGAGCAATATAATGTTAGCCCTGTTCACGCCTTCCGCGTCGGGCTGGTAGAACACACCCCACGTTGTACACGCAGAGTAGTCCGACCTGTTAGTCTTCTCGAACGCCGTATCCCAAGACTGCAATATAAAGTCTACGCTCGGTGGGTCCTCTTTCTCCCACGTCTGCCACCAATCTCGCTTGATGATGGCTGATGTCTCGGATGTCGGCTGCTGCTGGTACTGCGCCATCCACTTACTGTTGGGCAGTTCTTCCTTCAGCGCACTAAGTTCTTGCAACGACCAAAACTCAGGCCACAGCGGATTACCCGATGGCATAAGTGCAGGAAATTCAATAACTTCCCAGTCATCCCCACCTCGCTGGGCCGATGACTTAAGCACCCTCGCTGTCAAATCCCTGAGCGACCAGCGCGTCATTACTATGACGATAGCTCCGCCCGGCTGTAGACGCTGACGAGGACCCGAGGTGTACCACTCGTATGTCTTGTCGTATATCTCTGGACTGTTCTCAGCCAGAGCTGCCTCTTGTTCCGAGTGGGGGTCATCAATAATCAGTAGGTCCGCGCCCTTACCGGTTACCGCGCCGCCAACACCGATAGCGAAATAGTCGCCACCCTTACTCGTGTTCCATCTTCCCGCTGCCTTACTGTCCGCTGACAGGTGCAAGTTAGGGAATATCTCATGGTAGATGTCTTGGTCTACCAGATTACGTACTTTTCGACCAAAGCCTACTGCTAGTTCGGCAGTGTGCGAGGTTTGGATAATCTTCTTGTGCGGATATTTACCCAAAAACCAAGCAGGCAGAAGATAAGAAGCAAACTCAGACTTAGTGTGACGAGGAGGCATATTGATAATAAGGCGCTTACACTCGCCCCGAGCCACTCGTTCAAATGCTTCAGCCATCTTCGCATGATGCCGCCCGCTTATAAACGTAGGCCAAACCTGCTTTGTAAAATCTAAAAACTTGGTCTGCGCTTTTTTCTGCTTTTTAAGCTTCGCCAAATGCTCTAGTTCGGCGAGGAGCTTTTCTTGTTCTGGCTGCGACAGCAGAGGTAAGATTGTTGGTAAGTCTTTTAGCGAGATGTTATCAAACGGAGACGTTGAGTTCGTCATCTTCGGCCTCCACATCTACATCCTCAATGTCCTCACCAAGCACTCCCAACGCGTCGTCCAGTCTTGCTTGCGTGTTGTCTTCAAGTACGCCCAACTGATCGTCTAAAGATACCGTCTCCACCACAGTAGCATTGAGCAAGTTCTTCACTCGCTCCTTAATCGCTTTCTCTAGTTCTTCAGGGTTCTTATAGTTTATCGTTACCTCACTGCGTTCAGTGAAGATACCAATGTCGCTATGCTTACCGAGTAGCTCAAGTGCTTTCAGCTCGTACCTTGGGTCGCCGCAGTCGGCAATCTCCATGAGCTTGTTAGTAATAGCTGCACGAGCTTGGGCCGCGTCCATAGCCAACTGTTGACCATAAGCGCGTAAAAAGGCAGCCGCAGCAAACGCCGTGGTCTGATTAGACAGGTTGGTGGGCTTTTTGGATTCTGCCACAGCCCGCAGGAGTTCTTTCTCCCGCTCTACGTCACCCTCACTAATATCGAGGGACGCACCTAATGATTCTTGTAGTTCTGCCGTATTTCCGGCAACAGCCATCTCTTCCAAGAGAGTGCTAGGCTTCTCTTCGGCCAAATCGTAAGGGACCTTGTGGTCCTTAGTTGGCTCCACTTTTACAGTAGGCATATGTTTTCGCAGGTAAAAATACCGAGTTGACGGCAGTGTAAGCCATTGCTCTAGTAGGTGCAAGCGTTCCGGGTACAAAAATGTATTGGTATGTATGACGGTATTTGGGGGGTATTAGTACCCATTTTGGGTATGTCGTGGGTAATAAAATCAATAAGTTACACAAACAAAAATATTTTAGAGGGATTTAAACTCGCACTTTGGGTCCTTTGACGGGGGGTGTTTCTGTGTGCAAGGGGGGTGGGGTCTGGCAAAAGTGAACGAATAAACTAGGGGGTGGGGGTAAAAAAAGGTAATCTGGTTGGTTGCTTGCTGCGAAAACTTTCTGTAATTTTTGGTGCGCGTAAGTCATTGATTTTATTGGGGTGGGGGGTTTGGAATTCTCAAATTGTGTATTTTATTGGGGTGGGGGGTTTGGAATTCTCAAATTGTGTAGGGTACTGTGCAAATTATTATGTATATATGAGCTATGGTACCTGACTGACACAAGTGGGGGGTGGGATAGGGGTGGGGGTCGCTGCGGCTCGCTTCGGGCGACTTGTATATGTACCACATTTTGCTATTATGTACTTACGCCGATGCAATACCGCGCGGCGCAATCAACCTACAATGATGTAGGTTAAAAAGGAGAACGAAAATGCCTAAGAAAATTACTGCTACCGTACCCGCTGCTACTGCTATCGCTACTGCTATCACTAGCGCAATCGCCGCCGATATCAAAGCGAATCTAGGCGCGAATAAATCGGGCGCCGAAGTCGCGCAATCGTTTGATACGCAATTCCCCTTTACGTGGGCGCGTTTCAAGGGTAACGCGAGCGCCGCGAAGTGCGGCATGAGCGCTGCGGAGTTCAAGCTCATACGCGATGTGCGCACTGAATATCGGGACGCTTGGAATGCGGCGGGTTTGCCGAACTTCGATCGCCGCTGGCAATACGTTGCGAGCCTAAGCGTTCACGCGCCAAAGGCGGACGATACACAAGTCGCTGCGAAGACTACCGAAGCGAAGCTCGAAGAGGCGTTGCGCGCCGCATACCGACACGCGGTAACAATGGCTTGCGAGTATACGCAGCAACGCGTTGCCGATCTGCTAGACTTTCATGGCATCGAATTGAAAGACGCCGCCGCCGAATAACCTACAGTATTGTAGGTTCAACCGCCGCCCTTAGGGGCGGCATCTTTAGGAGTAAACATCATGACAATAATACCCGCCTATGGGCGCGACTATAAATCTGCAAAACAAGCGCGAGCGGATTGGGATAACGGGTTAGACTTCCAATGCGCTGTTACCCGCAAGTATTTATCTAAGCGCGACAATCTGCCCGATGTATGGATTAGATACAACAAGATGACAAAAATCGTTAAAGCATAATTTAGCAGCCGCCTTCGGGCGGCTCTTTTTAGGAGTAGTAATGATGGATTCAGAGAAAGAAGTCGCAGAGAAACTGGTAAAGAAAGCGTTAAAATTGAGAAAAGAAATTGGCGATGTCGCTACGTGGTGCGATAGAAACGAAGTCGGGCGATACGATCTCAATACGCTTATCAATAATCTTGCCGCTATGTATCAACCCGAAAGACCTACCATTAAACTGCTACGCTAACCCCCCTCGCTAGACCAAGCCCTCCCGTAAAACGGAGGGCTTTTTTGTGTCTGCCTCTCGCGAACACCCCGCGATGATAGTGGTATGATAGTACCACTGATGATAGTTGTTGCAGCTGCTGTACTACAGTTAGATGCTGCTGTACCACATTATTACACGTCACTCTTAACATTATGTTTAAGTTGCGCCTGTAAGCTGCTGAAGTACAACAATAAAGTTGTATTATTATATTATTATGCGTTTTTAGAGCGTACTCCCGTAATTCCCTGACCCTTTCTCCCTCTATGCAGAATCGAGACTGAGCCATCTAGATGAAACTATGTCGTGCTCTTTTCTTTTTAACGTAATAATATAATAATAGAAGAAAAACAACATACAACCCTTGATTCACGCGGCTTTCCGCTGTACCACATTATTATATCCTCCTGTAACAATCGCATAATAATACCGCCCGATCTGTAACATTACCTCTCCCAACTTGACAAACGTACCACAGTGTGGTACAATATACTAAATACTGGAGAATCGTACCACGCTCCCGTATAACAATAGCAACCTACATATTGTAGGTTAAGCAGGAGAACGACATGGAAACGAAGGATGCTACACACTACAGGCACCAGTTAATTCACAAGCAAGATGAGGTAGATGCCGCAAACATTAAATTGCGTCTGCTGAAGGAAAGTACGATAGAGCAGTTGACCACTGCACTGGTTCCGTTAACCGAGCGTCACCCGCCGAAGTTAGACATAGTTGAGTATTTACTTCGGGACTTAATTTGGAAATTAGAGCAAGACTAAAGAGAACCAACCTACAACTTGTAGGTTAAGCAGGAGAACACTATGGCAATATGCAGAGTGTGTAGTAAGCAGTACCACGATCAGCGCAGGGCAGCGGGATTCACAACGTGTTTGTCATGCGGTGAGCGTGAAGCGAAGCAAGCAAGGTTAGGTTGGTGTGTTGCTCAGGAATACAGTAAGGGCAACTACCAGCTGATAACCAACCCTGAAACATTAAAGACAACCAACCCGAAGAGGACGATGTGATGAAGAAAAGTAATTGGGCAGTAGGTGAAGCCTACAAGATGAACACCGCGCACGACCCACGCAAGCGCAACATTCACGACCCTGACAACCAGTACGTTTGGGCTGATGCAGATGCTGAAGTACCAGCTTGGGTGTGGGTGATGCGGGCACTAGGTGTTGTTGGCTTTTTCGTGGGCATTTATATGCTCACTTTACTCGCGTTCTTATTCTAAGGAGGACGACTGATGTATTACATTTCCAGAGTCGAGAACAACTGTACGTTATCTGTACGCAAGAAACGCTTAGGCGACTTCAAAGGTATAGAAGGTGCCCGTTACCACGTTCGTAAGTGCAGGCGCGTGGAGATGTTCGACTTCATCCCTGTTTATGAAGTAGTGGGCAACAAGCTGAAGCGCACCAATGAACTTTCCACTTTGTGGCTATAGAGGAGGACGAGCTATGAAGAAAGGATTCAAGACCTACACTAACAGTGTACCCGATGCAGATGATGTATCTGTGAATAACAAAGCAGGCATAACGCTAGGTGAGCTGCTCGCTGAGTACGATATAAACGTGCTGAAGCGGTGGGCAGTAGACCAACACCTAGAAGAAGCTGCTCAAGAAGTACCAGAAGAAAGAAAGTAAACCAACCAACCAACCTACAAACTGTAGGTTAAACCAAGGAGAACTAAGATGTTTGGAAACATAACTGACCTACCAACTTTGCGTTCATACGAGCAAGCACGAGCGCACTACGAGTCAATCACTCCGCTAAGGGGTAGCGACAACCTGCGACCGATCTGTGATACAACCAACGGGCGGCGCAAGAAGCATATGCGCATAGAGCTAAGACCCTACACAACTCCAGTGGGTGTAGTCCCTTCGGTAGCTTGCGTATTGTATGACACTGCTGTGGTTACCTTTGCAGCCAACGGTGAGGTTGTACTTGATAACGGTGGCTACGCAAGCCACACCACGCATAGCTTCATCGAGGGAATATTCTCAAGAACTTATTACGACACCTCTGTACGTGCGTACGGTAAAGGTGGGCAGACAGTCATCGAGGCGCTCAAGCCATCGGGCAAGAATGTAGCAGTGATGGACTCACGCACCCCAACAATAACCCTTATGCGCAGATCGGACGATGTGAACAGCTACTTCGAAGTCGTTGGTGATGCCGCAGTACAAGTAGGCTACTACCTGAAGCGGGCGCCGATGGGTATGCGGCGTAAGGAGGTCGAGAAGTTTACCAAGCTCGCACTTGCCGCAGCCAAGATGGTAGACCCTGCTGATTACAAGAGCGTTCCTTGGGGAGGCTACGGCACTACCGCTGCTGAGGTATACGCAATGATGACCGACCAGAACCAGTGGAACGATGCCATCGACCTGCTGATGTCTGACGCAGTTGAAATTCGCACCGATTGGACAGCAAGCGGTAACTGGGAGCGCAAGCGGAGCATAAACGCCAAGAAGCTCAAGACCAAGATAGACGACGTGCTCAAGTATATGTTCGCCGAGGACTTGTTCGAGGAGCGCGAGACCAACAATCCGCTATCCAACGAGAACGGCAAGTACCTTGAAGGCAAGGAGGCGCGCATCCTATGAAGACCATAGTGAAAGCCAAGACTCAAACCCCTGTGACTACTGGAGAAATACTAAGAGATGCAAGTGGTCGCAAGATGTACCTTCGAGGGGTGCACAACAACAAGCTGCTTGTGGTCTCGATGGACGAGCGCAAGATTCATATGACTGCGCACCCAGAACAGTTTGGGTGCTTTCTAGTGGGGGATAAGTAATGGGATACCGAAGCGATGTGACAATAGTGATGTACCCAAACAGTAGGCACAGGGATAAGTTCGCTGCGCTCAAGCTGTTCGTAGATGAGAACCTGCCCGATGAGTTCGAGGTAAGGGGGGAAGGCAACAGGAGATACCTGTATTGCTACATAGAGGGCGTTAAGTGGTACGACAGCTACGAAGAAGTCGATACGTACAACAAGCTGTTCAGTGAGTGGGACGAGATGTTCGCTGACCCTGATGACCCAAGCGTGGACAAGGGCTTTCAAGCTGACCCTATTTTTGACTACGAGTTCCTGCGGATAGGTGAGGACTATGAGGACGTCGAGTATCACCAAAGCTTCGGAGCAGACCACGCGCTTAACATGAGCCGAGAGGTTTATATAGACCTTTGAGTCACTTGACTTTCTGTACCACACTGTGGTACAATATAATTGTACGATCAAACCTTAACTGTAAGAAACCAACCTACAATATGTAGGTTACAACTGGAGAACGACAATGAGTGAATCTATCTTGAGCGAAATGAAAACCGTAAACCA